ACTCGCACTTTTTCCGAATAGTCCAAAAGTTTGGGGTAGGCTGGGCAAACAACCGTTCGAAAGGAAAACATTGATTTACGAAACCACCAAAACTTGGATTGATACGCTCACCCTGAATTCCGAAAGCCAAGTTCACGCTGATTTGGCTTTGGCCCTAGCTGCCCGTTATGACGAAAAAGGCGAAACATCAACCGCTGGCGAATTACGAAAGACAATCAACGAATTGAAACTGATGATGGGCAAGGTAGAAGAATTGTCGCCACTTAGGGAACTTCTGAAACGTGACGTGCGAATCAAGTCACCCGAACACACTCCATTACCTAGATAGGTTTGAAATGTTGTTCCCAGCCCGATGGACAAAACCGCTTTCCGAAGATTTCCCAAGCGATGCTGACAAGCTGCTTCAGGTTGTAGAACTTGCTTACAAAGACATAGACAATCCAAACGGAATAATTTTGGATGATTGGCAAAAGTGGTTGTTGCGCCATATGTTGGAACGCTATCCCGATGATTGGCACGATAAAGAATTGGCTGGGCGGCTTAGGCTACGTCAATGCATAGTGTCAATTCCCCGCCAGTCCGGTAAGTCACTCATAGCCAGCATCCTTGGCATCTGGGGTTTGACAATGCGAACAGGTCAAGTTTTATCTTTGGCATCAAACACCGAACAGGCAGGAATCATTTATGGTCGTGTTTTGGCAACCATTTTGAATAACCCCGAATTAAAAGCGATGTTCAAAAAAACAACCGAAAGACGGGGAATTGTTTCTGCTGACGGTTTAAGTCGCTATGACATCAAACCAGCAAAAGAAAGTTCAATCCAGGGCTATCGTGTTGATACGGGCTTGCTGGACGAACTTCACATATGGGGAAAAGGAATGTGGACTGCTGTAAACCAAGCAACCGCAGCTAGTGCTGATGCGTTCCTTTGTGGCGTGACGACAGCAGGGGATTTGAGTTCGGAAACACTTATTGACCTTTACAAATTAGGTGAACGGGCTGTGAATGGTGACCCTACTTTGGAACGCTTTGGTTTCTTTGTTTGGGAAGCGCCTGAAGGGTCTGCTATTGATGCGGAAGCGGTTCTAGCATCAAATCCAGCGGTTCAATGTGGTCGCATTCCACTTGACCGGATTATGGGTGATTTGGCTACGATTCCAGAACACGAAGCCCGTAGATATCGCCTAAACCAATTTATAAACGGGGCATCAGAATCTTGGCTTCCAGCCCCAGTTTTTTATGCTAATCAGGGCCACGGTATTGATGACATTACTGGTTGCGTTATTAGTGTTGATACAACCGTGAAACTGGATTATGCAACCGTAGCTGCAGCTAAAAAGGTTGGTGATAAACATCAGACAGAACTTGTTGCTTCAATGGTCAACCCGTCCGAAAACAAACTTTACGAATTGCTAACCGATGTTTTACGCAGAACCAAAGCAACAGCAATTGTTATTGATGGTTCTAGAATGCCAAGTTTGCAAAAAAGGTTGAAAGCAAATGGTTTTCCGGTCTGGCAGTTGTGGTCTAAGGAAGTAGCTGCAGCTTGTTCAACCACTTTCAGTTTGTTCCAACAAAACCTTGTTGAATGGAATGGTGATGACCAATTGCTGGTCGCTCAGTCGCCCCGTGGTGTTGCCAGGTATGTTGGAGAAAATTGGTATCTTTCTCGCAAGGATTCTTTGGGGGATATTGATAGCGTTTTGGCTACCGTTTTAGCGATTTATGTTTCTGCGACACGCCCCAATGATTTTGTTGGCATTTTATAAAGGACAGTTATACTTCTGCCCGTGGCAAGTATTTGGAAACGCATTTTCAATCAGACGGAAACCCGTGCTGTTAGTCAGACGATTCCGCCCCGTTCTACTACCCTAGCCAGCCCTGAAACCGCCCTTTCTTTGACAGCGGTATGGCGTAGCGTGCAGATACTTGCCACATCGGTTTCGAATCTTGGATGGCAAACAAAGCGCTATGCGACTGGGATGGAAATGGTTGTGGATAACCCAACCTTTGTCAACAGCCCTAGTTTGACCCAAACCCGTCATCAATTCATTTACTCAACGGTTGCTGAAATGGCCCTAACCGGAAATGCTTTCTGGGTAAAGTCTTTTGATTCTGCTGGACGTGTCAATGATGTTACTTTGTTACCTTCCGCATCTATAAGCGTGACCCTTTCAGAACCTAACAACTTGCTTTCCGCCCGTGTCTATAACTACTTAGGTCGCTCATACACCGCTTTTGAAGTAGAACACTTGCAGTTGTTCCCAAGGGCTGGTTGGCTAAAAGCCCCTAGCCCAATTCAGGTTTGTGGCGATGATATTGTTGCAGCTTTAGATTTGCGTGACTACCAAGCCAACTGGTTTAGTTCATCAGGCATCCCAACTGGTGTCCTAAAAACTAACAAAGACATCACGCCCGCTGATGCTGAAGCAATAACAGCTGCTTGGCACACGAAACAAGCCCAACGCCAATTGGCTGTGCTTTCACAAATGGAATACCAGTCAATTCAGTTGAACCCAGCAGAAGCGATGTTTACCGAAGTATCTAGCCAGGTCGTCCAAGGAATTGCCCGCCTATTTGGTATCCCAGCCCGTAAGTTAGTGACAGGTGTTGACGGAACTAGCGACACTTACAGCAATCTAACCGATGAAGAATCCGCATTCTTCCGTGAAACACTTCAGGCTTACACCCGCCCATTACAAGATGCTCTAAGCCGCTGTTTACCCCGTGGCGCAAGATGTGAACCGCTTTGGGAAGATTTGATTTTGTCTAAACCAGCCCGAATTTCAATGTGGAAAGATGCCATTGATGCGGGAATGGTTACCCCAGAATATGCTGCAAGGAAAGAAGGATTCATTGGATAACTTGGAAACCCGTGAAGTCGAATTTCGACTTGACACAAAAGAAGAACGCACAATCACCGGAATTGCTGTTCCTTATAATCAGGATGCCAACATTGGTGGGGCTTATGTTGAACGCTTTGTTCGTGGTGCTATTGATTCGGTGGCTGACGTAAAACTTTTTTACGGTCACGAAACCCCAATTGGTGTTGTCACCGAAGGTCGTGACACGGATGCAGGTTATGAAGTTACCGCAAAAGTATCTGACACCACCTTGGGGAACGATGTGCTTACGCTTATGCGTGATGGTGCATTGAATAAGTTTTCGGTGGGCTTTGTGCCTGTCGAACAGGAACGGGATGGTAACACCATAACCCGCACCAAAGTTAGTTTGCGGGAGATATCCGTGGTCAGTTGGCCCGCCTATTCCGCAGCTAGTATCACCGAAGTTCGTGAAGAATCCCCTTCCGAACCAGAAATTCAAATCGAAAATGAAAGTGAGCGTGACTTGGAAACTCCAAACACCGAACTAGACATTCGCCAGATTCAGGACGAAATGGTGGAAATCCGCCGAATCGCTGAATCGAATGTCGCCCCAGCAACCCCAATCGCCCCAGCATTTATGAAGTTCCGTTCCCAAGGTGAATTTGCGAAAGCACTTGCCAAGGGTGATGGAGAAGCTGCAGAACTAATTCGTGTTTACGAACCAGGAACTAGCGCTGACACCTACAACCTTCCAGGCTGGGTTGGATTCATCAACAACCTAATTGATATGAACCGTCCATCTTGGAATGTTTGGTCAAAGGGTATTTTGCCAGCCAGCGGTCTAACCGTTGACTATGCCAAGGTAACCACCAACGGTGCAGTTGTTGGTCTGCAAGCTGCAGAAAACGATGCAATCTCACAGGGCAACATTGTTATTGACAATGTTTCTACTGCTGTCAAAACCTACGCCGGACAGACAATTCTTTCACGCCAACTGGTCGAAAGAAGTTCAATCCCGTTCCTTGACACCGCTTTTCAGGCTATGTCAATCGCTTACGCCAACACCACCAACGCAGCTGTTGTTTCCGCAATTGCAGCTTTGAACTTTACTGGCAAGGTAATGGATATGGATGCAGGAACTGCTAAGTCTGTTCTTGAAGGTATCACCGATGGCGCAAAATACATCAAGACCAATTCAGGACTAAACCCAGAATTCATTCTTGCTGGCCCAGCCCTTTACAAGTATCTAGTTACCCTTGCAGATTCGGCTGGTCGCCCAATTGTTTCTGTAAACGGTGACGGTTCAAACACCATCGGAACTTCACCAGCGCCACTTCAGGCATCTGTTTGGGGTCTGCCAGTAGTCGTTGACACCACCCTTGGTGACACCGTTGGTTACCTAGCAAACTCACAGGCACTTCGTGTCTACGAATCTGCTGGTGCGCCTGTGCGTTTGATTGACGACATTTCCGGTCAGGCAAATCTTCAAAATGCTTATGCAGTATATGGCTACGCAGCTATTACTGTTCCATTTGAATCTGCAATCGTCAAACTAGACTTCACCGCCTAGGAATAAACGATGGCTGTCACGGTAGAACAATTTAGGGCATATGTGGGAACAGATGAAGTTTCAACTTTTGTCACAAACTGTCTTGATGCTGGTCTTGCTTTAGTTACTCGCTACATTGGCGCTGTGACTACTGTTCCAAGCCACATCAAAGATGAAGCGGTGCTTATCGCTTCTTCAGAATTGTTCTACCGTAGACAGTCGCCCCAAGGTGTCACCCAGTTCGCAACAATGGACGGAAGCGCAATAAGGGCAGGTAAAGACCCAATGACGGCCTGTGTGCCATTGTTACAACCTTGGGTTGGTTACTCTGTCTAATGCCAGTCAACGAAATTACCGCATCAAAAGTTGAATACGCTTTGGCGTTGACAGCACTTGGTCTGCGTGTTTCGTCTTTCATTCCAGAACGTGTTGTTCCACCAACGGTTATCATCACACCAGGTTCACCATATCTCACCCCAATAACACTTGAAAATGATTTTATGATGGCTTTGGAAGTTATGGTCATAGCTGCCCCAGCAGTCAATTCAAAAGCATCAGAACTGTTGGACAAAGCATTGGAAACCATTTTGAACAATAATCCAGATTATGTTCGGATTATAAATGTGGGGCAACCTTACGCATTACAAACAAACAACGCAGAATTTTTGGCAGCTAACTTGTCTGTTGATATTCGCATAACTCTTTAAGGATAAAAATGGCTATCGCTATCCCCCGTATCATCGCCCGTGACATTATTTTCAAGTTGGGCGCAACATCTTATTCACCAGAAGTCAACTCTGTTGAACTAACGCTTGGCGATGCGCCAGGTGGAATTCAGGTTTTTGGAGCCGCACGCATTGATGGCGAATGGTCACTCAAACTTGACGGATATGTTTCACAGGATGCTGACTCTCTATACCGCCTACTTTGGACTAACCACGGAACTGAAGTTGCTTTCACAATTAACCCAGCAGGTGGAACTGAAGGTGCAGACAACCCTTCCTACACGGGAACAGTTATCTTCAACGAACTTCCACCATTGACTTTGATGGCTAGTGAAGAAGTTGTTTTCTCTGTCACCCTTCGTGTAAAAAACACCGGATTAGATGTTGCATCGAAATTGTTCTACGGTGTAACCATCGACACCACCGCTTAAAAATGGCATCTGGCAAGTCCCAAGACACTTTAAGAATTCCTAATCTAAAACAGATTCAGGACACATTGAAGGGTCTTGGGGCTTCCAACAAGGAACTAGGACAAGCATCGTTTGAAGCGGGCATTATCACAGCCCGTTCAACCCAAGCGTTTATGCAACCCTACAAGCGTTCGGGCAAGCTGCTGTCAACTGTGAAAGCACAAAAACTTGGAACTAAAGTTGTCGTAAAAATGGGTAACAACACAACAGCCCAATACGCAGGGCCACAAAACTTTGGTTGGAGAAAACGCAACATCAAGGGAAGAATGTTTTTCCAACAGGCTATTCGTGCAACACGTCAAAGAGTGTTAGATACTTATCTAGACGAATTACAAAAGTTAGTCAACAAATACGAAAGGAAAGCAAACAAATGATGGACAACATAAAAGTTGATATTGAAAAAATGAAACTAGGGGAACAGGATGAATTTGAAAGTTTGTCCGGTTGCTCAATCTATGAACTAGCAGACAAAGGGCTGTCAGGTAAAAGACTCGCAGCTTTGATTTACATTTTTGCAAAACGTGAAAACAAAGAAATCACTTTCCAAGAATGTCTGGAATTAGATATGACTGAAGCATCAAATTTGATTGTGGTTGATGCTGACCCAAAAGACTTGAAAGGGTAAGAAATATGGCTAGGTTTTGTCTGGTGACCCAGATGACACCAGCCCAGTTTTATGACCTTAGTTTTGAAGAATATAATGCGTTTATTTACGCCCTTGAAGAAAGAAACAACTAAATGGGTATTCCAGTAAGAGCAGAAATACTGCTAAACATTTCCAACTGGCAAAAAAACCTAGAAAAATCTTCTAAGCAAATGGCTGGCTTTGGCAAGTCAATGAAAACCATTTCCAATGGTGTCAAAGCTGCTTGGGCTGGTATTGCTCTTGTTGGTATTTCAAGCGTTTATGATGCCATTGTTGATGTCACCAAAGCTGCTGCTGATGACCAAAAATCCCAAGCACTTTTGAACGCTCAAATGAAAAAAACTTGGGGCGGTAGTGAGCAACTGAACAAATCCATAGATGCCCAGATAGATGTGATGTCTAATGCAACTGGTGTGTTGGACGACAAAATTCGTCCGGCACTAATTCGGATTGCGGGGGTTACGAAATCACCAGCCAAAGGAATGAAAGCCCTAAAACTTTCTTTAGATATTGCAGCTAAGAGCGGTAAAGATTTGAATGCTGTTTCAATGGCTATGGCTAAATTTTTGGGTGGCAATAAGACAGCGTTAGACAGAATGATTCCAGGTTTGAAAGATTCTGGCGACAGAATGAAATTCTTGAAAGATAACTATTCAGGTTTTGCTGAAATTGCTGGCAAGAATGACCCATTTGGAAGAATCAATGTTGTTGTTGAAAACTTCAAAGAAAAACTTGGGTTGGCGTTTTTACCAATTGCTAACAACATTGCTGACTGGCTTGCAGGGCCTGAAGCACAAAAGTCTTTGAATGGGATTGCAACTTGGGTGCAAGACACTTTCAAATGGTTCACGTCACCTGAAGCTGCAGCTATGTTTGCAGACTGGTATGAAAAAGCCAAAATGCTTTTGACAACTGTTGTTTCAATGGTTGAAGGTTTGCAAGCATTTCTTGATGCTATGCCAGGTGGCAAGTCATCTGCTCAAAAAAGATATGAAGCAGCTGTTGAAGAAGGAAACAAAAAATATATTGCTAGGAAAAAAATAGAGCAAGCCAAGCAAATGCCCCAAACAGGAAATGAAGGGTTTGTTCCATCCGTAGCAAAAACTAATGCCAACACTCAATCAGTTACAAACATTTATATAACCGGAATGATAAACGCCAACGAAGTAGTTTCCGAACTTGGAAAACTTGCCCGCAAAAAAGGTGTTCCACTAAGTAAGCTGCTTGCATAATGCCTACCAGAACCCAAACCTATTCAGTTGATGACTGGCAACTATGGACTTACGTCCCAGTTGCTGGAAGATTTGTTTTAGATTTTTCTAAACTAAATGGGTCAGACACGCTTGGTTCGGTTGATGGTTCAATGCAAATCCAAGATGCCCAAATTGCATCAGTCAGCGTTTATGAAGGTTCTGGCATCAACCAAGGAATTTTTACAGAACCACAACCAGCATCAATGAACTGTTCAATCATTGTGCAAAACTTCACCAGCACAGTATCAAAAAACTATTATCTAGGTGCGCCCATATGGTTGACACTAAAAAATGCTGAAACTTATAACGACAGCGTATTCCTAAAAAACACCCCAATCTTTATGGGAAGAATTCGGTCTTTCAATGTTCAACTGCAACCAGGTTCGAACATCGCCACAATCACTTTGGAAGCAACATCCGAAACCCAAGATGACCTAAATGTGTTACTCACAATTTTGAAAGATAACATCGTTTACAAAACAGTTGCAATTGGGGATGCAGCTACCGCAAACGATATTCCAAACCTTTTCAAATCATCAAACCTACATTTCGGGGGAACTGCCCTTGGTGCTTACGAAACCAAAACTTATGGCGAATATGTGCGGGATATGGTCTTAGGTGACCTTTATGTTTGCAGGGATGATGTAACACCAACGGAAGTCATTTGGGGGGCAACATCACGAACATACAAATACAACACCGGAATCAAAACAACAGATTTCAAAGTTGATGCCCTACCTTTATACACTTTTGACAAAGACAACATCAGCAACCTTGTTTTGGACTGGGATGGACTGTCAGCGCCAACAGGTGTTTCACTCACAAGTTACTTTGACCCAAGCGTTATCTACCAATACGGAATTAGTGCAGCTTCATCGTCTGGTGCAAACAATTTCTCAGCAACCCTTGATGTCAAAGACATTGGTGAATTGACTTCCGTAGGTCAGTTGATGGTTTTCTACAACAAAACATTCGCCCCAATAAGTTTCACCACCACAGTCGCCCAAAATTACCAGAATGTTACCTTCCGAGAAGATACAATTGTGGACACGGGGTTGACAAATCGAAGCGCTTGGTTATACCCAGAAAAATTGTTACGCATTGGGGATGTGGCCCAAGTGAATATGCCAACATACGGTTTCACCAACTATCAAGCACTAGTGGTTGGACGAACAATTGAAATATCAAATGAATATGTGCAAACAACTTATAATCTTTGGAAAGGTTTCTAAATGTCAGGCAGATACAGTTTTATTGCTGGTTCAACACTCACAGCCAGCCAACTAAACACAAACATAATGGATGGTATTCCATACAAAATTCAGGTTGGAACAACAAACGTCACCCTAACAAGTAACGCATCGTTCTCTTACGGTTCAACCAACGTCACCAACCTTTCAGGATTCACAGTTGACCCTTACATTGTTGGTGCAATAGAAACCACCAGCGCCACAACCATCAACACTTGCCATTTCGATGCCACAGGAACAACCACAATGACTGTTTACGCTCTACGCTCTGGCGCAAGCACAGCAACATTGGCAGTCCGGTGGATAGCAATCCAAGCCACATCATCAACAGCTGCAGGAAGTTAAAATGCCAAAAGAAATCACAGCAATTTGCAACACCGCAAAATGCACGTTCAAAAAAATACCGTCAGTTTTTATCAGCGAAACCGAAGCAACCCAATGTGGTGCTTGTGGTGAAATGATGACCGTCACCACTAGAGAAGTTATTGATGGAAAACCCGAAACCGAATAGTCAAATTTCTTTACTGGTTCAACTGGTTCAAGATGTTGCTGAAATTAAAGCCGGAATTGTATCAGTTCAAGACCACGAAACCAGAATTAGAGAACTAGAGAAAGCCCGATGGTCAAGTGCTTGGCTAACAGGTTTACTTTCATCTGGAATCAGTTCTGTTGTTTTATTCATCATTCTAAAAACGATAGGAAACTAAATTGAGAACACGACACGAAGCAATGAAAATAATGAAATCCTTTTTGGGTAAACCAAGAAAAGATTACCCTTGGCTAAAAGGGCGCATCAATCTTGGTGATTGTGCTGCTGGATATGCCCGTGTTGCTACTGGCAAACATAACAAAATCATTTGGGTTTCAGAACTTGTCAAACTTATGAAAAAGAATGGCACTTGGAAAAAGGGTAAACCTAAGATGGGCGATGCTGTAATTTATGACTGGAATGGTGATGGTGGTTGCGACCACGTTGCAATGTTCCACAGCAAAACCAAAAATGGTTTATGGGTGGCTTACGGTGCGAACCAGGGTGATAAAAATGTTGTCACCAAACTGATGACAAGTTCAAGACCGATACTTGGTTGGGGAACACCTTTCGAATTTGCTATTCCAGAAATCAAAGAAACTGAAGTTATTGATGCAACTGGTGAAGAAACCGCTGAAACTAAAATGCCATTACGTCCAGAACATTACGAAACGAAAGAAACCACCCAAATTTCTACCGATGAAATTCTGGCTTACCAAATCAAAAAGGGTTTACCGCAAACAGGCATTCTTGATGATGCCACTAAAGAAAGAATGAACAAATGAAAAAGTATTTGAAACGTGCTGCCCGTGTTGCAGCTTTCGGTTTGGGCGCTGGCATCGTCTTTGTCACCGCTGGGGCCATTGGCGGGATGTCACCACTAAACGCAGGTTTTGTTGGTGCGTTGGGTGCAATTCTTGTTGTTGTTGTAGCCATCAGTTTTGAATTTGCTTCCAAAGGTGAAGTGTCAGACGATGCTTTCAACGAAGCAATCCAAACCGGAATTCAGAAAGTAAAAGCGGACACGGATAAAAAAGTCAAATAATCTGCTATTATCCATCTCAGGTGTCCACTCCGATGCCTAGATGGGGAAGCCAGGCACTCACCCCCATAAGTGTCTGGTTTTCTCATTACCAACTTGAATGAAAGGAACACAATGTCAACCCAAAATTGGCAAGAGCAATATCAGACCGTTCAACAGAGAATTGACATCTTTTGGAAATTGCATCCCCGTGGACGCTTCACGTCCGAAATTGTGCTAATCAACGAAAATGAAGTCATCATCAAAACATCTGTTTGGACTGACAGAACTGAAGTTGCCCCCACCACCGTTGATTTCGCCCAAGAACCAGTTTTGAAAGATGGACGGATGGCTGGGATGCACGTTGAATTAGGTGTCACCAGCAGCTTAGGCAGGGCCATCAGTCAATTGGGTGGCGAACTATCACCGGATAAAAAACGTGCCAGCCAAACCGAAATGGAGAAAGCCAACCGTGTGTTAGCTGCCCGTCTGTTGGAAGAAGCCCGTCTTGCTTTTGATAAAGAAAACTTGGATGTGTTGCGTGACCTTTACACCGAATCTAAAGAACACGGTGTTGATGCTGAAACGATTGCCAAGATTCTTGAACTGGGTGGAACGCTTGCCCAGAAATTGAAGAACGCCCCTATCGAAAGGAACTAAGATAAGGGCGCAACCGCTAGGCGGTTCACCAATCCAACAATGGTGTCTAAAAGGAATCTTATATGAAAAAAACAATCGGTTCATTATTTAGTGGATACGGTGGTCTTGACTTGGCTGTGGCTAAAGTTTTTGATGCTGAAGTTGTTTGGCATTGTGAATGGGATGATGCGCCTAGCAAGATTTTAGAAAAACATTTTCCAGGTGTTCCGAATTATCGGGATGTGACGAAAGTTGATTTTTCTGCTGTTGAGAAAGTAAACATTTTGACTGGGGGCTTCCCGTGTCAGGATTTGTCTTTGGCTGGCAAACGTGCTGGTTTGAAAGATGGAACACGGTCTGGTTTGTGGTCAGAATTTTTCCGTGCTATCGAAACGATTAGACCAGAATTTGTGGTGATTGAAAATGTCAGGGGATTACTTAGCGCCAACGCAGCTTGCGACTTGGAACAATGTGAATGGTGTTTGGGAAACACAGGAAATGAACCTAATTTGCGGGCATTGGGGGCTGTTTGTGGCGACCTTTCCGGCATCGGGTATGACACGAAATGGCATTCTGTTCGGGCTTCCGATGCTGGTGCGCCCCACGGACGGTTTAGGGTCTTTATTCTTGCCTACCCCCAACACAATGGAACATCGTGAAATCAAAACACCAGAACAAATTGCTGAAATGAAAAAGCGTTCACCAGGTGGTTACCGCAATCTGCGTGAATCAGTTGTGAATGAATTGTTTAGAACCCCATCGGTTACTGATTCAACTGGGGGTGCGATTTCGGAAAAGTCTGCCCGTGAGAAAGGGCGGATGGTGAAAACTGCTGACCAAGTTGCGCAGTTAGCTGCTGAAAATGGTTTGCAAGTTTCCAAATCAATTGCTGGTTCTTTGTTGCCTACCCCCACCACGCAGGACGGAAAAAATAATGCGGGGCCATCCCAGTTTGAAAGAAACAGTTTGCCCCTAAATGCTGAAGTTATGTTGATGGGAACACCAAGGGCTAATGCAGCTAATTCAAGTGCTGTTCAGGTTGATGCTGATGCCCCTAAAGCAAGATTGGAAGACCAGGTTCTGATTCAGTCTTGGGGCAAGTTTGAACCAGCGATTAGGCGTTGGGAAGAAGTCTTGGGCAGACCAGCCCCAGCCCCTACTAAACCGGATGGTAAGGATGGAAATCATCGTTTGTCGTCTAAGTTCACGGAATGGATGATGGGGTTGCCTGATGGTTGGGTGACTGATGTTGGTTTGACTAGGAATGAAGAATTGAAAGCCTGTGGAAATGGTGTTGTTCCCCAGCAAGCAGAATTGGCACTTAGGGAATTGTTGAAAGGAATGGAATGAGTATTCAGGAAATAGGTATTGTGTTGAACCATAGCCAAGCGTTGGGAACAACAAAAATGGTTTTGATGGGGATTGC